AGAAAAATAATTGAGGTTATTCAAACAGGATTTGTTGATTCGACTGGTGCAATTAGTACCCCAATTAATGCTGCTTTATCTACTATAGATTTATCTAAATTAACTAGTAATACTATTAATATAAGTACATGGAAAGATAAATAATGGCACTAGGCACACAAATACCATCACAGATTGTTATTAAATTAATTCCAATAATTTCTAAACAATTTAATATAGTTGCTGATACAGCAGAAAAATCTTTAAGAGATTGTATTAATCTTCCTAACAATATACAATGCAATGATCCTGCGGTAAAACAAATAAAAGATCAATTGCAAAGTTTGCAAAATTCAATACAACAGCTTAGTTCTATTTTAAATAGTGCTAGCAATATTACTTCTGCTATACAAATGGTGGCTGGGATTGCAGCTACACTTAAAGTTGTACAGTTAGCAATACCAAGTGCGCCAGGCGTACCATCGGGCCCGATTGCTGAATTAATTGCGATTTGCGGAGCATTAATTGCCAATAGTAAATCAGCTGTTAACTGTTTAAACAGCTTAATTGATAACATTAAAATACAATTTGCTAGAATCAATTCATTAATTGCCACTGTAATTAATACATTAAGTTCAATATGCCATGATGAAACATTTGAGGTATCAGCCGACGTAAATGATTTAATTGTAAACCAAACATCAACTAATTTATCAGATCAATATCCATCTGAATTTTATACAGATATTAATGTTTCGGATGATGATATAAATAATCGATTAATACTAATTAATGATCTAGTTCAACAACAGTTAGATGTAGTTAGCAATTTAATTGAGGCTCCAACTAAAATCTTAACAGGCGCGACTACTCCTATATTTGAACAAGGCGATCTAAATGATTATTATGTTAATTACGCATTAAATCAAATGTACGGGCCAAAAACAGAGTCTGGTTGGGGACAACCCGTAAATTTATAATAACAATATTTATATATAAATAATAACATGGATACAAAAACATTTATAAAAGCACTTAAAGTAGCCGTACGTGAGGTTATAAAAGAAGAGTTAACAGAAATTCTTCGAGAAGGATTACAATCAACACTTACCGAAATGAAACGACCTGTTGGTGTAGGAACATCAAAGCCTCCAATTAAATCTGTAAAACGTAAACCATTATTTGAAGATAATAAATGGGCTTCGGTTCTCAATGATACTGAACCATTAACAGAATCACAACCTTTAGCCATGAATAGTTTTAAAGAAGTAATGAATGAGGGTATGGAAGAAATTCGAATGACATCAAAAAATGTTCAAGGATTCGGGGCGATGCGTCAAAACATGAAAGAAGCAATGGGATTAGCACCATCTGCCCCTCAAGTAATGGAAGACCCAGAAACTGGTAAAACATATGATGTTGCTCCAGAAGTACAGCAAGCTCTTACACGAGATTATTCAGCTTTGATGAAAGCAATCGAAGCTAAGAAAGGTCGATAATGGCATATCAAATTGAATCTGCTAATAATACAAATCAAAACAATGAAATTGGTTTAGGAGTATCATTTGGGGTAACGAGAACTACATTGTTTTCACCAATATATACTACAAATAAGCAGACTCATGAAAATTTAAAAACATTGTTGCTAACAAGAATCGGCGAACGATACTTGCAACCATCATATGGAACTAATTTATTAAATATAATTTTTGAACCTAATTTAGTAGATTTAAAACCTGAAATACAAGATTTAATTAGTGTTCCGATTAGTTATTGGTTACCGTATATCAATATTATTTCAATTGATATTACAACGAATGAAGATGATCCAAATATGAATCATGATGTAAAAATAAGTATAACATATTCAGTTGATAATTTTGCAACCAATACAATTACGGTTTTAGCAAGTCAATCTAATATAACAGTAGAATAAGGTATTAAATGGAAACTAAAAAAGATGTAACATATATAGGAAAAGATTTTGGTCAATTTCGCAAGAATTTGATTGACTTTACCAAACAATACTTTCCGGATATATACACTGATTTTAATGAATCATCTCCGGGTATGTTGTTCATTGAATTGGCTTCATATGTAGGAGATGTGTTGTCATTTTACAGTGATAACAATTTAAAAGAATCAATGTTAGAGCAAGCTTCGGAGCGAGGTAATATTTATGATATTGCAAAATCTTTAGGCTATACTCCTAAAAATGTAGTTCCTGCATATGTTAATCTAAATGTATATCAACTTGTTCCAGCAATCGGTACCGGTGCTAATGTTGCTCCTGATTTTAATTATGCACTTACAATTAAACCGGGTATGCAAATCAAACAAAAAAATGGCACAGCTGTTTTTAGAACATTAGATTCTGTCGATTTTACATATTCATCTTCTATCGATTCCACGGAAGTTACCATATATGAAAGTGATGATACGACATTGATGCCGATTTATTACTTGTTAAAAAAATCAGCACGAGCAGTATCAGGCGAAGTTAAAACTGCAAACTTTTCATTTAATACTCCGGTACCATATGATAAGATAGTATTGCCAGATTCAAACATTATTGAAATTATATCAGTTACTGAATCAGATGGCGATGGGTGGTATGAAGTACCATATTTAGCACAAGATACTATTTTTGAAGCTGTTACTAATTTAGCAGAAAATGATCCAGATTTATCTCCATATCGATCATCATCGCCAAGTCTATTAAAATTGAGAAAAACATCAAAACGTTTTATAACTAGATTGCGCAGTGATAATCGTTTAGAATTGCAATTTGGATCGGGTATATCAGATAACAATGATGAAGAAATTATTCCTAATCCAGATAATGTTGGTAATGGTTTAGCAGGATTTAGACGAAATTTAGATGTTGATATAGATCCATCGAATTTTTTATATACCAGAACATATGGGCAAGCTCCATCTAATACTACATTAACAGTTACATATACTATAGGCAATGGTATCTCTGATAATGTTCCGCCAAACGTATTGTCTGACATTAGTTTTATCGAATTTGACGATGACATTAATGCCACTACAAATGTCGGTACCGTTAATTTTATTAAAAACACAATTGCGACATCTAATCCGGATGCTGCGATGGGTGCTAAAACGGCAGACACATTGCAAGACATTAAAAATAATGCATTAGCAAATTTTGCATCACAAAATCGTTTAGTAACACGAGAAGATTATATTGTTCGTGCTTACTCAATGCCGTCGAAATTTGGTAGCGTAGCAAAAGCATACATTGTTCCAGACGATCAAATTTCACAGCAAGATTATCAGGAATCTAGAATTCCTAATCCATTTGCAATGAATATGTATGTTTTAGGATTCAATGAATCAAAACAATTGGTTGCATTGAATCAAGCCATCAAAGAAAATTTAAAAACATACATTAATTATTATAGAATGTTAACAGATGCTATCAATATTAAAGATGCATTCATTATTAACATTGGAATTAAATTCGAAATCACAGTTTTATCTAACTATAATAGCAACGAAGTTTTATTGAAATGCATCAATGATTTACAATCTTATTTCAATGTTGATAAATGGCAAATTAATCAACCGGTTGTTAAATCCGATGTAACTAATTTAATTGCTAATGTCAAAGGGGTTCAGTCTGTTGTAAATGTTGTATTTGATAATTTATATGATACCACGTTGAATTATTCAGGTAATGCTTATGATTTAGCATCAGCCACAAAAAATGGAATTATTTATCCGTCATTAGATCCTAGTATTTTTGAAGTTAAATTTCCAACACAAGACATTAAAGGTCGCGTAGTAAACTATTAAGGAAAATAAATGTTTAGAATATTTTATGCAGAAAAAGATGCAACGTTGTATGAATCAACTCCAACGTATAACACAGGACTAGATGAGGTTTTGCAAATTGGTAAACAGGTTGGTACCGATGGAGCTACATTGTTGAAGTCTCGAAGTCTTATTAAATTTGATATGGCTGAGATATCTGCATCTTTAGCTACATATGGAAAAACAATCAATGATTGTAAATTCATGTTGCAGTTGTATACTACTAACGCAAAAAACTTGCCGGCAGAATATTCCGTGTTTGCTAAATTAGCTGCACAGAATTGGATTAATGGTACCGGCACTCAAACATCATATACAACAGACGGAGTTACATGGGATAGTCCAATTTCTGGGACTGCTTGGATTTCTTCAAGTCAAAATCAACAAATTGGAACTAGCACATTGTATATCTCCGGGAGTGGTACTGGCGGGTCTTGGATGTTTCAATCGGCTTCCGTGAGCTCATCAGCTGGGCTAATTACATCTGAATCGTTTTCTTATCGTGCAACTGACATTAATATGGATGTAACTGATGCTGTGAAAATTTGGATGAGCGGTAGTGGAGGTGCTTCGATTCCGAATTATGGATTTTTATTGCAGATGTCAGATGCTGATGAAGCTAACGATGCTATAACTGGTGTTATTAGATATTTTAGTCGCGATACGCATACTATCTATGTGCCTAGATTAACTATGTACTTTGATAATAGTGCATATACAACAGGTTCACTAGCGCCA